GACGCGGCGGGGGTGCGTACGGCGATCGGGCTGGCCGAGGCGAATCTCGACACGCAGCTCGGGACGCTCTCGACGCACGACGCCGACGCGGTCGTGACGGCGCTGGGCACCGGGGCGACGCTCACGGATTGTGCGACGGCGGCGGGCTTTTCGACGCTCGACGCGGCGGGGGTGCGTACGGCGATCGGGCTGGCCGAGGCGAATCTCGACACGCAGCTCGGGACGCTGTCGACGCACGACGCCGATGCAGTGGTGACGGCGCTGGGCACCGGGGCGACGCTGACGGATTGTGCGACGGCGGCGGGCTTTGCCACGGCCGAGAATCTCACGGTCGTGGCCGGGTATCTCGACACGGAGATCGCGGACATTAAGACGGTGACGGACAAGCTGGGCGATACGCTCGAGGATGACGGGGGGACGTATCGCTTCACGTCCAACGCGCTCGAAGAGGGGCCCGCCGGGGAGCTGACGGCGGACGCGATCGACACGACGCTGACGGCGTCGCACGGGGCCGGCTCGTGGCAGACGGGCGGGGACACGGGCAGCGGGGCGAACACGGTCACGCTCACGGTCGACGACGGGGCGGATGCGGTGGTGGGGGCGAAGGTGCGAGTGACGTGTGGGGCGCTCTCGTATCTGGACACGACGGACGACTCGGGGGAGGTGAGCTTCTCCTTGGACGACGGGACGTGGGCCGTGGCGATCACGCGGCCCGGGTATTCGTTCACGCCCACGACGCTGGCCGTCTCGGGGGACACGGAGGAGACGTACAGCATGACGGCGACGGTTGTTCCGGCGAGCGAGCCGGGGCAGGTGGTGGGGTATCTGTACTGCTACGACGAGGAGGGGCAGGCCGAGGAGGGCGCCGAGATCCAGCTCCAGCAGACGCGGGCCGCCGAGGCGACGGGCGTGGCCTACGACGCGACGGTCCGCACCGAGACGAGCGACGCGACCGGGCTCGTCGAGTTCGCCGGGCTCTTTGCGGGGGCAACGTACAGGATGCGCCGCGGCTCCGCGACGCGGTGGGAGAACGTCTCGATCGCGGCCGACGCCGCGGATCCGTACGCGCTGGCCTCGATCGTGGGGCCGGGCTAAGGCACACACGCGGCCGCGGGTCCTTCCATGGGGCGGGGCCCCGGACAGTTTCCCACCGAGAGGTCGCGCGGCCCTTACAGAGTCCGTCCGTCCGCTGTCCGGCATGGCCCGATCCCGCACCCGCAAGCTGACCACCTCTAAGCCCTCCGCCACGGCCCTGCGCGCGGCCCTGCGTGCCGACCGCGTCGCGCGCGTGGCCCGCTGGATCCTCCAGGGCCGCTCCGAGCACGCAATCAGCGGTGCCTGCCGCCGGGCGTGGCCGCGCACTGCCGCCCAGCCCCTGATCGTCTCGGCCATGCAGCAGATCGCGGAGCAGGGCCAAGTCGACCCGGGGCTGGCCTACGGCTGGTGCGTCGAGGCCACGCGAGCCGTCTACCACCGCGCCCTCCGTGAGGGCGACCTCCCCGTCGCCCTGCGTGCCGTCAACCAGATGGCCGCGCTCACCCGCCGGCCGCCGGAGCCCTCGCCCGATCCCGAGCCTCCTGCGGGGGCCTGATCGTGGCGCTGTTCCGCCTCCCCGTCACCACCGCCAAGAAGCCCCGCGCCGCCGCCGCTCCGCCCAAGCCGGTCTGGGGCACGGCCGACGAGCGGGCCCGCGACGCCGCCCGCAAGCGTGCCGCCCGCGCCGCCGACCGCGACGTCCTCATCCCCGAGCTCGCCCCCGCCCAGCTCGCCCGCCGCGACTGGCTCGAGGCCCGCGTCGAACAGTGGCTCTACTACTACTTCCCCGCCGACTTCTCGCTGCCCTTCACGCCCGACCAGCGCGAGATGATCCAGGCCATCCTCTCCGCGGCCGAGGACGGCGGCGACCAAGCGATCGCCGCGCCCCGGGGCGAGGGCAAGAGCCTGATCGCCGAGCGCGTGGCCCTCTACTGCGTCCTCCGCGGCGTCGTCCGCTTCCCGATCATCTTCTGCGCCACGGGCACCGCGGCCGAGGAGATGCTGGAGAACCTCAAGGAGGAGCTCACCGAGAACGACCGGCTGCACGAAGACTACCCGGCCGTCTGCGTCCCCGTGCGAGCCTTGCAGGGCGCCCCGGCCCGCGCCCGCGCGATGACCGTTTCGGGGGCCGGCTACGATCGCCACCTGGCCGCCTTCCACTGGATGACCCGCCAGATCCGCCTGCCCCGTGTCCCCGGCTCCCGCGCCGGCGGGGCCGTGATCGCCACCCGCGGCCTCGACGGCGAAGTCCGCGGCCGCCGCGTCGGCAGCCTGCGGCCCGACCTGGCGATCATCGACGACCCCGACACCGAGATCACGTCCGCCACCGAGCTGCAGGCCGACAAGCTCGAGAAGAAGATCGACCGCAACATCGCCGGCCTCGCGGGCCAACAGCGACGCATCGCCCGCGTAATGCTCACGACGATTCAGACGCGGATCTCCGTCTCGGCCCGTTTTACCGATCCCAAGCAAAAGCCCTCCTGGAAGGGCCGCCGCTTCAGCTTCCTCAAACAGCCGCCCACGCGCCAGGACCTCTGGGACGAGTTCTGCATGCTCCGCCAGGGCGACCAGCAGAACGGCGACGAGTTCGCCCGCCGCGCCCACCAGTTCTACCTCGACCGCCGCGACGAGATGGACGCCGGGGCCGAGCTCTCCAACCCCCGCCGCTTCTCCGCCCGCCTCCTCGACGACGGCACGCAGGAGGAAGTCTCGGCGCTGGAGCGTTACTACAACCTCGTCTCGGACCTCGGCCAGGAGGCCGTCGACTGCGAGTACCAGAACAACCCGCCCGAGTTGGGCGGCCCCGAGGACGCCGGCCTCTCCGCCTACCGCATCCAGCGGCAGTTATCCGGCTACGCCCGCAAGCAAATCCCGCCGGGGTGCACTAACGTCGAGCAGGGCATCGACGTCGGAAAGCGGGCCCTGCATTTCGTCGTCCGTGCCTTCCGCGCCGACGGCACGGGCTACAACCTCGACTACGGCGTCCAGGAGACGCACGGCACGACCGTCGGCTCCGACGAGGGCCTCGACGTGGCCATCATCTCGGCCATCAAGGCCCGCTACGAGGCCTCCCAGGACCTCTACACCACCGTCGACGGCGAGATCCTCGCCCCAGACCTCACGCTCGTCGATGCCAGCTACCGCACCGAGGCCGTCTATCAGGCCTGCCGCGAGCTGGGGCTCGACTGCAAGCCGTCGATGGGCTTCGGCAAGTCGAGCGGCTGCGTGCAGGCCAAGTTCACCGCCCCGACCCGCGCGACCCGCGACAAGAAGCCGGGCGATCGCTGGTTCTTGAGTCGTCGCCCCAAGGGCGTCTGGCTCGTCTGCTTCGACGCGGACCATTGGAAAAACTGGGAGCACGACCGCTGGCTTACCGACCCGTCCCGCCCCGGGACCATGTTCAATTTCGGCGAGCCGAGCGGCGACCCGGACCATCTCAGCTTCGACGAGAAGGGCCATTTCTCCTACGGCAAGCACATCGTCGCCGAGCAGGAAGTCGAGGAGGTCGTCCGCGGCGTCCTCATTCGCCACTTCAAGGCCAAATCCGACACCAACCACTACCTCGACGCCTCCGTGCTGGCGGACGTCGCCGCCAGCATGAAGGGAATCCGCCTCCGCGGCGGCAGCGCAACACCGGCCGACCAGCCGCCCGCCGGCGGATGGTTTGCTGCCATGGACGGCCGCAACCCCAAGAAGTCCAAAAGGAGCCCCAAGAGATGACGTCCTACCTCCGCCTCGAGCCGGCCTGCGGCCCCGAGTGCCCCCGCTGCGGCTGCCGCGACGCCGAGATCCTGCAGCGGCCCATTTCGAGCGAAATGGATGCCGACCCCAAGCGCCGCCCCTGGTGGCCCACCGGCAAGGCCCGCTGCCGCCACTGCGGCATGCAGTTCGCCTTCCGCGAGATCCCCGCCCCGCCGCAGCCGCCCGAGCTGCCCGCCTATCCCGAGCCCGCCACGGATCCGCCCGCCGACGGGCCCCATCACCAGCCCTACCCGGTGCGTGCCTGCCCCGAGTGCGGCTCCCCGTCGGTCGTCGTGACCTCCAGCCCACGGCCCCGCCCGGGCCAGCCGCGGATCCGTCACCACCGCTGCAAGGATTGCGCGGCGACCTTCAAGAGTGTCGACGACCGCCAGCTCGAGCCGGAGGCCTCCTAGCATGCCCACCGCCAAGGCGTTCCCGTTGTCCGCCCTCCTCAGCGTCGTGACCGGCCGCCTCCTGGCCCTCGGCGAGCTCGTCGACCTGGAGGCTCACCTCGCCGGCCGGCCCGTCCAGCTCGCCGAGTTGGCCACCACGGCCCGCGCCCTGCGGCCGCGACTGCTGGCCCTGTTCCCCGAGCTGGCCGAGGCCCAAACACACCTCCCGGACCTCGACCGGCGACTGGCTGCCGCCGGCCGCCGCGCTCCGGTCGTGGCCGCCTGGCTGGCCGACGTCGCCCGATCCTGCGCCCTCCCGCCGAGCTACCGAGTGCCCGCCGGGGGCGAACCGCCCAACACGCCCTAATCGCCCCCGTGTCCGCCGCCTGCCCCGTTATTTTTCCAACGGGCTTTACAGATTCTGTAAAACCGGCGCGGCGAGCTTCCACGCGCCTCCGCGATACTCGCTCTCTATGAGCATCGCGCAGCTCGAAACGCTGTACTCCGCCGCGATCGCCGCCCTCGAGGCGGGCGACTACGCCACGGCCATCCTCAAGGCCACGGCCGCCAAGTTCCGCATCGCCACCACGCCGAACCTGGCCCGCAACCTGGCCGGCGGCGGCTCGCAGCAGATCAGTTGGAACGACGCAAGCGCGATCGACCGCTTTATTGCCGACTGCCGCCGCGCCGCCTCCGCCGCCACGGCCGCCAGCTCCGGGGCGTTCGCCCAGTCCAAGGTGACCTACGCCCGCTCGACCACCACGGACGACTACGAGTGACCGCCGCCATTGCCCAAAAGAGCCGCATCGTCGACGCCCAGGGCGACCCGTTCGTCCGCGCGGCCGGGCCCGACGGCGGCCCCCGCTACGAGACGCTGCCCAACTGGATGGCCAACCGCCACTGGGAGGCCGCCGAGACGAGCCGCCTGAACGAGGCGCACTGGACCTACGACAGCGAAGCCCCCATCAACGACTGGCTGGTCGACCACCTCTGGAAGATCCGCGCGAGGGCGATCTACGAGAGCCGCCAAAACGGCTTCCTGGCGGGCATCGCCAACACCCTGGCCGACGACGTCGTCGGCCCCGACGGGCCGCAGCTCGAGGTGCAGTCGGGGAACAAGGCCTACAACGAGGCCAAGGAGTCGGTCTGGCGGGAGTGGTTCAAGTCCCCGACGACCCGCGCCAACGTCTCTGGGGCGGCCACGCTCCGGCTCTGGGTCCGCAATTTCGCCCGCTGTGGCGAGTTCCTCTCCCGCATCATCACCGATCCGGCCGCCTCGGGGCCCGTCAAGATGCGGCTCTGGCTGACCCCGGCCCGCGACCTGGCCACGCCGGCCGGCCACGTCGCCGGCGGAAAGACCGTGCTCGGCGTCGAGCTCGACCGCTACGACCGCCCGGTCCGCTACTGGATCGCCGAGACCGCCGCCGACGGGATCTCGACGACCTACGCCCCCTGGCCCCCGGATCTCGTAATCCACGAATTTGTCCTCGAGGAGGAACAGCAGGCCCGCGGCTACCCCTGGCTCACGACCGCCCTGCAGCCGTCGGCCGATCTGAGGGACTACGACGATCAGGTCCAGGACGCCGCCCGCCAGATGGCCGACCAGGCCTCGCTGTTGTACTGCGAAAACCCCGACGAGCCGTGGCTCTCCCCCGAGTCGACGACGATCGAGCGGAGAACGATCAAGACGGCGCCCCCGGGCTGGAAACCCTTCCAGCTCCAGGCCTCGCAGCCGCCCGTCCAGTACCCGCAATACAAGCAGGAGCGCCAGGCGGAGATCGCCCGCGCGATCAATATGCCGCTTATGATCGCGCGGCTCGACTCGGCCCGGCACAACTACAGCTCGGCCCGTTTCGACGGCCAAGGCTACGCGCGCTTCGTCGCCTTCATCCAGCTCTTCCTCTCCGGCTCGCCCAAGAGCGTGGGCACGCTCGACCGCCTGGTCGACGAAGTCGAGCGCGAGGCCCGCTTCTCCGTCCCCGCACTCCGCGACCCGCCGCCGGATGCCCGCAACCACTGGACGTGGCCCGCCCGTCCGCACGTCGACCCCGGCAAGGAGGCCACTGCCTCCAAGATCCGGCTGGAGACGGGCCAGAGCACGCTCTCCGACGAGCTCGCCGAGCGGGGCCGCACGGTCGACGTCCACCTCGCCACGCTCAAGCGGGACCGCGAGGCCTTCGAGGCCGCCGGCCAGCCCATGCCGGCCTGGATGCGTGGCGAGACGGACGACACCGAAGTCGACCTCGACGAGGACGACGACGCCGAAAACGCAAAGGCAGCCTCGAACCATGAATGAACAGCTCCGCCAGGTGCTCGTCGACCATTGTGGACTGCCCGCCGATGCCAACGAGCAGGCCGCCCAGGAGTTTTATGCCGCCCTGCCGCTGGAGGCCAAGGGCCGGCTCGGCGTCTACCTGGCCGGCGGCGACACCGAGCACGCCCGCAGCGAGCCGCTCACCGTCCGCGAAGAGGCCACCCGCGACACCCGCGAGCTGACTGCCCGCACCTTCACGCTCCGCGCGGAGTCGCTCGACGAAAAGACCCGCAGCGTCGAGGCCGTGCTGGCCACCGACGACCCGGTCGCCGTCTGGGACTGGCGGGCCGGCGAGCTGATCGACGAGGTCCTGCGGATCGACGGCGCCGACGTCCCGGCCCAGGTCCCGATGCTCGACTCGCACTCCCGCTACTCGGCGCACAGCGTCTACGGATCGGTCCGCCAGATCCAGACGGCCGAGCACGAGCTGACCGGCCGCCTGCACTTTGTCGACGGCGACCCGGACGTCGAGCGGGCCTACCAGCGCGTGGCCCAGGGCCATTTGCGCGACGTCTCGGCCGGCTACCGCGTTTTGGAGGCCACCGACATCAGCCCCGGCGAATCGGCCACCGTCGGCGGCCGCAAGTACACGGCCGGAAAACTCGCGCTGAGAATCTCCACGCGCTGGGCGCTCAAAGAAGTTTCCCTTGTCCCGATCGGGGCCGACTCCCGCTCCAAGATCCGGCAAGACCCTCCCTCCACCACCAAGGAAACCAAGCCCATGGACCCCAAGCTCCGCCAGTACCTGGAATCGATCGGTCTGAAGGCCGACGCCACCGACGACGAGGCCCGCGCCTTCCACGACGGCCTCAAGGGCCAAGAGCGGGCCGAGGCCGACCGCATCGCCAAGGGCGGCAGCACCGGCGACAACGTGCGGACCGATCCGCCCGCCGACCCGCCCGCCGATCCCCCGAGCGATCCCGGCCGCTCCAACCCGCCCGCCGATCCCCCCGTCGACGCCGCCGAGGTCGCCCGCCTGGCCGTGGCCGCCGAGCGGGACCGCATCCGCCAGCTCCGCGAGTTGGCCGGCTCCGACGTCCCCGAGGCAATCCGCGAGCGGGCCGTCAGTGAGGGCTGGACGATCGAGAAGGCCAAGGGCGAATTTCTGGCCGCCGTCCGCGAGTCCCGCCAGCCGGGCGACGCCGTCCCCGGCGGCCCCGCCATCCACAGCCGCAGCCGGGAGGCCGACACGCACGTCCGCAGCCTCGCCGCCGGCACCCTGATCGGCCAGGGCCTCGACCCCACCCAGTGCTCGCTCTACCGCGGCCGCGGCCTCCCCGGTCCCGACGATCGCTTCAGCGAGCAGGACGCCGACCAGGGCCACCGCTTCCGCGCGCTCTCCGCGGTCGACCTCTTCCGTGAGTGCGTCCGCCTCGATACGGGCCGCTTCCACCTCTCCATCGAGGACGCCTTCGACGCCGCCCGCGCCGCCCCCTCCGGCGCGGCCCTCTCCTACGTCTTTTCGACCAACGTCTACGCCCGCCTCCTGGAGGGCTGGACCACGGCCGGCGACTCCACCGTCGGCTGGGTCGACGAGGAGGACGTCCCCAACTTCATGGAACAAGAGGACATCTCGCTCGCCGCCAACGCCCGCCTCGAGAAGCTCCCGCGGGGCGACACGGCCAAGCACGCCACGGCCTCCGACTCGCACGAGACCTACAAGATCGGTCGCTACGCCAAGCAGTTCGTCGTCGACGAGCAGGACGTAATCGACGACCGGCTCGGCGCGATCATGCGGATGCCCGTCGAGATGGGCGAGGGCGCCCGCAACCTGCGGCCCGACCTGCTCTACAGCCTGATGCTGGAAAACCCGACGATGACCGACACGGGCGCCGTCTTCAACAACACGGCCGTCACCACGGCCGGCGGCCACGCGAACCTCGGCACCGCCGCGCTCGACTCGTCGGCCCTCAAGGCGGCGATCACGGCCATGGTCTCGCAGCGGCTCAACCGCACCGCCAGCGACCCCGGCCGCCAGTTGCTGATCCGGCCCAAGTTCTTGATCGTCCCCGCCGACCTCGAGTGGACGGCCCGCGAGCTCACGGCCTCGGCCGCCCTGGCCAAGCTCTTCGCCGATTCGGCCGATCCCTGGTACACGCAGCTCAACCTGCTGGCCAAAGAGGGCCTCCGCGTCGTGCCCGACGACCGCATCGGCGCGATCGGCGTCCTCGACCCCCGCACGGGCGTGGCGCGCACCGGCTCCGCGACCAACTGGTTCCTGGCCGCCGGCGGCCGCCGCGGGCTCCGCGTCGCCTACCGCCGCGGCACGGGCCGCCAGCCGACGATGCGGCAGTTCGTGCTCGACAAGGGCCAATGGGGCCTCGGCTGGGACATCAACCTCGACATCGGGGGCGTCTTCACCGAGTACCGCACCTGGTACAAGTCCACCGGCGCGGCCTAAGCCACGCCCGAATTCACCCTACCGCTGACCCCGCAATCAGCCACCCCAAACCAATTTCCCATTTTCGACCGCAAGGAACCCCACCATGTCCGCAGAAGCCGTGCTTTCCAAAGACGCCGACACGATCGACGTCTCGACCCCCGCCGCCGGCTACTCGTCCGGCGAAGTCATCCAGTTGACCGACGGCCGCGCGGCCGTCGTCTTGGGCCTCCAGGCCCTCGTGAGCGGCGACCCGGCCGCGCTGAAGACCTCCGGCCAGTTCACCGTCGCCAAGACGGCCGACGTCGTCGTGCTCGAGGGCGATCTCCTCTACTGGGACCGCTCGGCCGGCACGGCGACCCCCTTGAAGGCCGCCGCGGGCGCCGACTTCGCCATCGGCGTGGCCGTCGCCGACGCCACCGCCGCGGCCACCACGGTCGTCGTCGACCTGAACGTCAAGCCCAACTACACGATCGACCTCTTCCGCGACCCGACCGAGACGGTCATCGTCCTCACCTCGGGCACGCCGACCGTCGTCCACCGCGGCGGCTCGATCGCGATGACCTTCTCCGCCACCGCCGAGGCGCAGAAGTGCGACGTCCTCTCGGTGCACTCGGTCCCGGTGACGATCCCCTTCATCGTCGAGGGCCGATCGGCGATCTACGACATCGGCGACGACGGGGCCCTGGACATCAACCTCGGCATCGCGAACGCAACGCACGCCACCGACGCCGACTCGATCACCGAGGGCTGCTTCTTCCACCTCGACGGCACCGCGCTCTCGATCCTCGCCGAGTCCGACGACGGCACCACCGAGGTCGCCGCCACGGACACCACCGTCGACGCCGTCGACGACACTTATTTCGACTGGCGCATGGACTGCCGCGACCTGGAGGACATCAAGCTGTACATCAACGGCGTCCGCGTGCTGGACGACAGCACGTTCAAGCTCGACGCGGCCACCGGCCCCATGAAGCTGTTGGCCCACATCGAGAAGACGGCCAACGACACCACGGCCGACGTGCGAGTCGCGCACATGGCGATCCGCTGCACCGACCTGGCCAGCTAGCCCACAGCGGGCAGGATCCGCGGGCCGCCGCTCCTTCGGCCCCGGATCCTGCCCCGTGTGTTTGCAGACCGGAAAGACACCCCCGACCGACCCATGGCCAATTTCGACACCGACTTCGCCGCCGCCGACAGCCTCTTGGCCGAGGCCTTTGGCGACACCGTCACGCTTTCCCGCGGTTCCGAGACCGCCAGCGTGACGGCCGAGCTCGTGATGCGCGACGTCCAGGCCCGCGACCGCTCGGGATTCGTGACCACCGTCCAGACGACCGACTTTTTGATTGCGGCGGCCGACTACGACTTCGGCGACGGGGCCGTCGAGCCCCGCCGCGGCGACCGCATCGAGATCACGATCGCCGACGTCGCGCACACGTTCGAGGCCAAGCCCCAGGGCGACCGACCCGAGGCCGAATGGGCCGACGCCTCCGCTACCCAGTGGCTGGTACACACCAAGCACGTTTCCCCGTAGATCTCCATGAGCACGACCTGCGAGCTCGTCCAAGTCGCCGACGCCGTGGCCGCGGAGCTGAACGCCGAGAGCTTCAGCCTCCCGTTCACCGCGGTCCGCCACTACGAGACGGCGATGGAGCTCGAGGAGACGGGCGAGATCGCGGTCGACGTCGTCCCCGTCTCGCCCGGCATGGAGGAGGAGAGCGACACCACGCTCCGCTTCGACTCGGCCGTCGACGTCGCCGTCCGCTACAAGTTCACCTCCGCCGACACCGACCCGGCCACCGGGCGGATCAACACGCTCGCCGTCGACGACCTTTTGAACCTCGTCCAGGAGTTGGGCCGCTTCCTCTCGCTCCGCCGGCTGACCGAGTTCGACGCCGTCTTTGTCTCGATCGAGACCATGTTCGGCTGGGTCCCCGATCACCTCCAGCAGTGGAGCCAGTTCACGAGCATTTTTCGCGTCACCTACCGCACGAGCCTCCCGGCCGAGGAGGCGGCATGATCGGGCTCAGCTACCGCCTCGACCTCGAGCTCCAGCGTGTCGCCGACGCGGCCGACAAGGCGGCCGACAAGGCGATGCGGCCGGTGGCCTACGCCGCGGCCCAGGAGGCCAAGCGCTCGATCCGCCGCACGCGGAGCCGCAAGCCGGCCCCCGAGGGCCAGCCCCCGCGGACCCGTACGGGCCGCGCGAAGAAGGCCGTCCGCTACGCCATGGAGATCCGCGGCTACCAGTACGTGGTCGGCTTCGCCGCCAGCGTCATCGGCCAGGCCATGGGTGCCCACGAGCGCGGGGAGACGTACAAGGGCACCGCCTTCCCCCAGCGGCCCACGATGGGCCCCGCCCTTGCACACGTCGGCCCCCTGCTCGGTCGCACCTGGGAGGGCCGCATCGGCGACTGACCCCACCCGCCCCAAACACCTTTCCCGCTTCCAAAGGAAACCACGATGGGAACCAAAAACACCAAGATGGCCTTCGAGGGCCTCCTCTACTACGGCACGGCCGGCAGCACCGCCGACACGCTGATCGAGAACGCCCGCGAGAAGACCTTCAAGCTCGACAAGGAGACGGGCGACACGTCCGTCTCGGGCGACGGCACGGGGCCCAGCGTCAACTCGTCCCGCGTCACGGCCCTGAGCTGCTCGATCGAGTGGAGCATGGTCAACCGCGCGGACGACACCACGCTCACCGCGCTTCTGACCGCGGCCGCCGCCGGCACGCCCGTCGCGCTCCGCGGGAAGGACTATTCCTCGGGCAAGGGCCCCGACATGGACTTCGTCCTCTCCGTCGAGCTCGGGCAGCCGTTCAAGGGCGAGCAGACCTACAAGTTCTCCGCCGAGCCGACCGACGAGGCCGAGCGGGCCCCCGCCCTGGCCAACCTCTACTGCTAAGCCACCCATCCACCACCGAGGCCACAGAGGACAGAGAGGACGTGTAGGGGAGAAAAGGAAAAATGGAGAAAGGGAAAAGAAGAACAATAGGGCTCGTGTCGAAACTCCTCCCTTCTGTTTCCCCCTTTTCCCCTCTCCCCATTTCCCCCTCACATCCTTCCCGTCCGTCTCCGTGCCTCCAGCCTAGGGAAATGTTATGAGCAAGAAAGGCACTTTCGCGGTCGTCATGTCGATCGCGGGCCGCACGCTGAAAAACGACCCGCTCTCGCTGACGGCCGACGCCGACGCCGGCTACGAGATCACGCTCCCGGCGGCCAAGGCCGGCACGCTCTCCACGCGGACCGGCGACGGCGAGGGGATCCTGACCCTTACCGAGGGTCACGGCCTCAGCTCCGGGAACGTCGTTGACATCCACTGGAGCGGCGGCTGCCGCTACAACGTCACGCTCGACTCGGACGACACGACCACCGTCGGCTTCGACGACACGCCCACCGCCTCGGGCGACGTCCTGCCCGCCGCCGAAACCGTGATCTACGTCACGACGCGGACGCAGATCAACTGCGCGATCGACGGCGATAACGTGGCCATGTTCGGCGTCAACTGCGACCAGAACGCGCACGTCCTGTTTGAGGACGCCGACGGCGACGACATCAAGGCCTACCGCCTCACCGCCGACAACCCGGAGACCTGGAACAGCTCTTCGGGCGAGACCAATCCCTTGACCGGCGACCCGATCACGGTGGCCTATGCCACCAACGGCTCCGCCACGGCCTCCACGCTCGAGATCCTCGTCCTGCAGGACTCCACCCCGTAGCCTCGCTGCCGTTTCCTCCGTTTCCTCCTGTTCCAAAACCCTCCCCCCATTTCGCACGAAATGCACAGCTTCACCGACACCGCCGGCCGCCCCTGGCAGATCGCGCTCACGATCGGCGACATCCAGCGCGTGAAGGGCTCGTCCTGCGCCGTCGACCTCCTGCAGCCGGCCCTTGCCCGCGACGGCCGCCCGATCGAGCCCGACCAGGCCCGCGCCGTCGCGAACCTCTCGATCGCCCTGCAGACGGACATCCTCTTCTTCTACGACGTCTTGCAGGTGCTCCTCGAGCCCGACGCCGAGGCGGCCGGCGTCGACCCGCGGGAGTTCGGCCGCGGCCTGGCCGGCAAGGCCCTCTTCGAGGCCCACGCCGCTTTCCTCCAAGAGTGGCGCGATTTTTTCGTCGACTTGGGCCGCCCCGCCGAGGCGGCCGTGATCCAGACGACGGGGCAGATCGTCCAGGCGGCGTACAAGCTGGCGGAGGACGCGACGCAGACGTTCGACATGGAGGTCGTGATCCGGGAGATCGCCCACAAGCTCGAAAGCCTGAACCAGACGACGACCGACCGTACCAGCCCGGCGACCACTGGCGGACCGTCTACCGCTGGGCCGGCGTCCTGAGACTCGACCCGCGGCCCTTCACCTACGGCCAACTGGCGACCATGGCCGAGGTGCAGTACGAGATCACAAACGATTTTGCCCGGCTCGTGGCCGCCTGCCTGGGCGTCGACCTCGACGGCGAGGCAACCCAGGCCGACGTGATGCCCTACAACCCGGCCGTCCTCGAGGCGATCGCCTCCAGCGGCCACGCCCTCGCCCACTAACGCAGCAGAGCCCATGAGCAGCGGTGCCAACGTCCGAGCCGGCCGCGCGTTCGTCGAGCTTTTCGCCGACAAGTCCAAGCTCGTCAAGGGCCTCAAGTCGGCCGAAAAAGACCTCAAGGCCTTTGGGGCCGGCGTCACCCGCATCGGCGGCACGATCGCCGCCGCCGGCGCCGCCATCGTCGCCCCCATCGTGGGCGCGGCCGCCAAGTTCGCCAGCTTCGGCGACAACCTCAACAAGATGGCCGCCCGCACGGGCGTCTCCGTCGAGGCCCTCTCGCAACTCAAATTCGCCGCCGAGCAATCGGGCGCGTCGATCGAGGATCTTGGCGCCGTGCTCCAGAAGATGAACCGCCGCGTCGGTCGCGTCACCGCCGGGGCGGGTTCCTCCGTCGAAACCGCGGCCCTGGAAGAGCTGGGGCTCTCGATGGAAAAGCTCCAGGGAATGAACGCGGAGGAGCGCTTTCTGGCGATCGCCGACGCAATGGCCAACTACGGCGACAACGCCGCCGCGGCCGGCCTGGCGCAACGCGCGTTCGGCACGGGCGTCGACAAGCTCCTGCCGCTCATCTTCTCCGGCCGGGAGGGGATCAAGCAGCTCCGCGAGGAGGCCCAGCGGCTCGGCGTCACGATGAGCACCGAGGACGCCGACGCGGCCGCCGAGTACACGGACGCCATGAACCGCCTCAAGCGCTCGCTGGAGGCCGCCTGGCAGACCGTGGGCGCGGCCGTCGCCCCCGTGCTGACCGAGCTCTCCAATCGGCTCGCCGCCGCCGCCGGCAAAGTCCGCGAGTTCATCGCCGAGCACCGCGAAGTGATCGTGACCGCGCTCAAGGTCGGGGCCGTGATCGCCGCCGCCGGCACGGCGATCGCCGGCATCGGCGCCCCCTTCGTGACGGCCGGCTTCGTGATCGGCACGGTGACCACGGCCGTCACGACCCTCTCGACCGCCTTCGCCTTCCTTGCGGCAAACCCGCTCGTGATCGTGTTCACCGGCATCGTCGCCGCGGCCGGCCTGGCCACCGCCGCCATCATGCGTTCGGCTGTTCACGTCGACAAGATCAGCGACAGCATATCACGATGGCGGCAGAAACAGGACGAGCTGCGGGCGAGCACAATGAACCAGTTCGCCACCCTCACCGACCTGGCCGACAAGGAACGTCTGACCAACGAGGAAATGGACAAGGCCGAAGGCATTATCAGCCGGCTCGAAATGGCCTACGGCGATTTGGGGATCACCCTGGACCGCACGCAAGGCAAACTCTCCGGCGTCGCCGAAGCGCAGGCCGCCGCCAACAAACAGATGCGAGCCGCCGCCCTGCACGAACTCAAGGCGGAGCTGAAGGAACTCGAGCGGACCATGGCATCCGTCAACCAGGAGGCCGCCGGCGGCAACCTGGGGGCCGCCTTCGGCGGGTTCCTGGAGGGCGGCTTCAAGGGCATGGATGAGGCCGAGGCCGACTGGCAGCGCGAAAAGATGCAAGAGAACATCGCGCTGAGCGAGAAGTATCAGGCCATATTGGCCCGCATCCGCGCCCTGGAAGGGGGCGACGTGGACGCGCTTTCCGGGGGCGCATCGCCCGCAGACGCCGCCCTGCCCGACCTGGCCCCGCGCAACGAGGAGGCCACCCAGCTCACCAAGCTGCACGACCAGCGCATGGACCAGATCGCAGAGGAGGAGGCCGCCGAGCTGACCCGCATCCGCGAGAAGTACGCCCTCGAAAAGCAGCTCCGCGAGCGCGTGGGCGCCGACGTGGCCCCCATCGAAAGGGCCCAGGCCGAAGAGGAGGCCGCGGCCCGCGAGACCTTCACCGGCCGCCGTGGTGCCGAAACCGAAGATTACGGCAGCAAGCTGGACCAGCTCGCCGGCGGCCCCGAAGACGCCCTGGCCCAGGCCCGAGCGCGGGCCGACTTCGAAGCCGGCCTGGCCGAACGCCTGGCCGACCTCAAAATCCGCCTCATCGACAACGAAGAGGAGCGGGAGATTGCGTCGATCAAGCGCCGCTATGCCGCGGACCGCGAGCAAGCCGAGAAGATCGGCGCCGACCTGGCCGCCCTGAACCAGGCGGAGAAGCTGGAGATCGGCGGCGTGAAAGACCGTCACGAGGAGGAGAGGACCACCGAGCGGGAAACGGCCCGCGAGCGGATCACGGACGAAATCGAGCGCAACACGATCCTCCGGGACAAGGAAGGCCTTGACCAGCAAATGGCCCTCATCAAGCTCGACGAGAAAAAGGCGCTCCGCGAGGCCGGCGAGACGGGCGTCCCGATCGACAAGATCGTGCAGCAGTTCGCCCTCCGCCGCCAACTGGCCGCCAAAGATTTTGCGGCCCAGAACCAGCAGGCCGAGCGGACCGCCAGCCCCACCGGGACCTTCTCCGCCGCCGCCCTGGCCGTCATGGGCGGCCCCAAAGACGCCGAAGAGCGGACCGCCAAGAACACCGAAAAGACCGTCGGCAAGCTCGGCCAACTCCTGGGCAAAACCGACGACGTGATCAACGGCCTCGGAAACGTCAAACCCAAGTTTGCGTAGACCAAACCAAGAAGCACCACAGAGGCACAGAGGACACAGAGAGGACGTGTAGGGGAGAAATGGGAAAAGGGAAAAACGCAAGAGATAGGGCTGGCGTGGCGACCCCTCTTTTTCTTCTTCCCCTTTTTCCGCTTCCCCCTTTCCCCCTTACATCTTTTCTTTCTTCCTCCGTGCCCTCTGTGCCTCTGTGGTGAGGAGATCAATCCCATGGCCTTTACGTTCCACGAATTACCCAAGAGCCGCGAGTCCTCCGAGAGCCCGCGGAAGCTGACCTTGCACTACGTGGCCGGCCGGGGCGATCACGCCTTCATCCGCGCCTATGCGATCGGCGCCACGCCCGCCCTGGCGGCCGACGGCCTCTACCGCCAGGACGTCCAGCTC